GGGACGAAGATAATCCTGACAAAGTGATGGGAGCAGGGTTAGCGATACAAACCAATCTATTGAAAGAAGTAAGTGGATACAATGAAGAAGAACCTATCAACGATGGAGAAAGTATTGTTCGTAAAATATCTAATGAGGTTTATGGAACTGTTACATCGGAATGGGGATTAGTTAGGACAGAGAAACCCATTTACAATTATGAACGACATGAGGGAAGTATGTCATGTCCAGGTTAGCGAAGCTATTCGGACCTGATGCGAAATACCCTTTAGTACGTTCCTATCAAGAAAAAGAAGCACCAGAATTAGAGTTTATTGCAGGGCCATGTTCTGTAGAAAACTTGGAACAGATATATGCCATAGCCTGTAAGGTACGACAAGCAGGAGCCACCATGTTACGAGGTGGTTGTTATATATATGGAACATACCCTCCAGAGAATAGTGGATTTGTAACAGATAGATCACTATCTCTTTCAACAGCAGCAGGTGGAAACAAACTTCCTTGGATAGTGGAAGTGATGGATGCACCAGATATGCAACACGTTACCGATGCAGATTGGATACAAATAGGTATGCGTCATGCACAACATTATCCGTTGTTGAAAGCG